TCCCCAATAACTCGTGCCGTTTAGCGTGTAACCGCTTACAGGTGTAGACATGTTGCCAGATAGTACGCTAATGTAGGGCGCAGGTAAAACAAACATTTCATTCGGTCTACCCTCGTTCACTCCTGAATTTGGCGATAAGAAGTAGGTGTATGTATTGCCCGTTAACAAATAAAACCCGTACAACTGCTCGAAAAAGGCTTCCTTCGATTGCTGTTTGTTTGGGTTGTAAATAAAATTTAAAGCGGGGTGCGATTCTATGACTATTTCTTCCTTACCTCTTTTCTCGACCAATTCAAAGTCCACCATTGATGCCTTTTGAGCAATCAATGAGGCGATGCTGTAAATATCTACGCTCTTCTGATAGCCTTCTTTTACATAGTTTTCGGGATTGTCGGGCTGCCAAACGGGGGAACCATCGCCAACCATTGCGAATTGAGCCGCGAATAATTTATTGAAAGCCTCTTCAACCTTTTTTGCTGCTCGGTTCTGGAATAGAAAATCTAATATCATATGTGTATTTCCCTTTTCTTAATTGTGTTCGCGTACCTCAGCGCATCCATCAAATGATTATGTGCATCAATCGGTTTATCTGTTGGCTTTTGCGTGTTCTTGTCTAAGTCCCAAGCGTACCAACTCACCTCCTGCCAAAAGTTACCCGAACTTTCAGAAGCAAAGATAGTTAATGATAGTAACTCGTTTATCCCTGCCCTTACGCTATCGGGTCCCTTCTTAACCCCTACTGCCCTAATGCCGTGCTTGTTTAGTTCAATGATGCTTCGCGGCTCTGAGCTATCGCAAATAACAATATCTTGATCTTGCACCCCTGCCGCTTTTAAACGCTTGGCTAAGATGTCAATGGTGAGCCCTTTTTCGTAGATTATCTCTTGAACGTAGCGTTTATCATTCTTCATGCCTAGCTTAACGCAGGCCGTTGGATCGGATGAAAAACCGAAGTCCAAACCATAAACGATTGTCGAGCATTCATTCCATTCAATCTCTTTAACCTTTTGGAAGTTGCGGAAGATTTGCCCCTTCCGTCCTGCCGCCCTCTTTCCTTCACCATAAACGGCCCAGTAGTCAGGGTCTATCTTTTTGAACCTTTCAATCTCGGCAATGATAGTGTCGGGCAGGTGGGGATTGTCAAGGTAAGTCGTTACTAAAGTCTTGCAGTCCTCCCTCGTTTGTACATCGTCATAAATCCAATGCTCAGGGTCTGAGGGGTTGAAATCGAGAATACAAAAGGCGGTGGTCCTGAAAAGTAATTGATTGAATCCTTCCAATGTTATTTCGTTAGCCTCATTGATAAATACGATATCCCTCTTTCGTCCTCGTATCTTTTGCGGTTGGTCCAAAGATATGAACTCAATCATGTTGCCCATCAATTGATAGGTCGATTCGGTCTTATTATGGTTCCTTTCGCTATAGCCGTTGAATTCGCTAAGTATCTGGAAGAAGTCCCGCATTACCGAACCCCTTAAACTCGGATAGGTCGCTCTTGCTATCGTTATGACCATCCCCGCGTTTGGATAGGTGTAGCACAATTCGATAAGGAATTGAATAACGCTATACGTCTTGCCCGATCTGGTCGAACCTTGAAGTACGAAGATTCGCGTTTTTAGGTAGTTGTCTCGTAGAAATTTAAGATTCGGATTTACCTCCATCGGCTGCCTTCATCCACGGGGGGATTGTTTGGTTTATCTTTTCGCCAAGTGTCGAATGGTCAAGATATTGCCTAGCCTTTCCATACGCCCTATCTAATAACACCTCTGCCGCCCTTACATCTCCTTTAGTGGCTTTTGATAATAACGCCTTCAATATAGCCTCGGCAGCTATTGTCCCATTCTTTTCCTCTCCCAGTACGTCCGCAAGTAATTTATCTATTTCAGGTATCTTCTTCGGCCTTCCTTTTGGGTTTCCGCTTTGCCCCTTCTTGAAATTGTGAGGCTCTAAATTTTCGGGATTTGGCATCGCTGTTATTTCGCTGTTTTAGGTGTGTACCTCTGCCCGTTTCGTTTTATTTCGAGTGTCGGGTCGAGCTTGATCATCCTATCTATTATTACTTGGCAATATTTTACATCCAACTCCATTCCGTAGCACTTGCGGTTGAGCTGGTGTGCCGCTACCATTGTAGAACCACTTCCAAGAAATCCGTCAAAACAAATGTTAAAATCAAAATCCTTAAATATCTCGCCAAACATTCCTACTGGCTTTTGCGTAGGGTGTACCCGTGTCGTTCCCTCTATGCTTTTATCCCCTTTTCTAATCATTCCATTCCATTGCCACTTATATAATTTTGCGGCTTTATCAAATGAAGTCCAAGCCAATTCCACATCTGCAAAATTCCCAGTATTTTCTTTATCCCAAACAATCCAGCACATAGACGGAGTAAGAAAGTCGGTAAAATAATTCCCTCCCCAAATAATAAAGTTCTGCATTCCTAAACTGATGCACGTTTGATAAAATTCTTTTGCCGTGTCTGTTGTTTCATCCCCGATAATTTTAGAATATGAATTAACCTTGGCCAATTTCCAACCGCCAACTGAATCCCCTTGTACAACATTTATCCCGTACGGGGGGTCAGTAAAAACTAAATCTATTTTCTCCCCATTCATCAACTTAGCCACCGCATCGCTATCGGTAGAATCCCCACACAACAATCGGTGTTCGCCTATCTCGAAAAGGTCGCCTAAAACAATGTCCGTTTCAATACCGCCTTCAGGAATATCGAAATCATCCTCCTCCGCTTTTAATTCTACACCGTCAAAGTTCGGGACATCAAGTCCCCACTCTTCCAAAAGCTCAACATCCCATTCATTCGCCAAGTCGTCCCAGTTCCATTCTCCGAAGCCTACATTGTCCTTAATGGTAAACTCCTTTCGCTTCTCCTCCGTCCAATCGTCCGCCATTGCCACCCATGTTTCGGGTATTTCCTTCATGCCAAGTTCCTGAAGGGCTCTCAGTCGCATATTCCCTCCTAGGGGGTACATCTTACCATCCACATCGGTTACGCATACCATTGGCCGCTTCTCCATCATTTCGGGAAATTGCTCCAAAGAGGCGACTAGCTTTTTGAACTTGTCGTCTTTTATTATACGCGGGTTTGATGGATTCGCTTTTAAGCTACTGAGTTTTATCATGTCATTTACCTATGTTGTTGTTATTTCAGTGTTAGCAACTATTAAAACAGTCGCTTCGCTTTGCTAACAATAGATAAAAAATAATACTTCATTCGCTGATAGATTACCCACCAACATTTAAAGCCTATTGTAGTCTTATCTATTTGGTACATATATTTTTTTAATCTTGCCATTTCGTACTATTTTTATCTTAACCGTTATCGGTCATTTACCTATTGGGCAAAGTTACAAATTAAATCTATCTACAGATATAACTAATTTTTAATTAGTTAAACAATTTATTTGCATATTTTTGACAAATGAATTTACCAACGCCCTATTATTCAGACCAAGAAGTTAGAGCTGCAATAGACGAAATTCTACATATCAACGCCATAATCTTTCAAAATCTTGGCGTTAATAGCTCAAAAGCGGAAATAAGGTCAGCCCGCGCTAAGGAAAAAGAAAACCTCCGAAGCATAAAGCACTTAGACAAAGAGTTTATAAACTTCCTAATCAATGCAAGCAATGAAAGTTGACCAGATTATCGTGGATTACATCCTTAATCACAAGGAGGAGTTAATCAATAATACTATTTCAAAACTCGGACTAGCCAAGAAAATTGTGGCGGAAAACCCTTCTCGATATACCTCAGACGATATTGAAAGAATAAGGCGTGCCATCCGTGGCCGATTAAATGCCAATGGTAAAAAAAACACAGCAACAGCATTATTTGCCGCTCCCGTTGTTGATATTGGAAAGCTAGTTAAATTAGGGATGTACCTTCCAGAGTCCAAAGTTGAAAAGCGCGAGGACTTTAATATTAAAGGTTCTGAGCGCGTTTTGATTATTTCGGATATTCATTATCCATACTACGATAGAGATGCATTATTGT